CTATAGCAAAACAATGGCTTGAGTGGGCTACAGACCTACAGAAAAACGCCATGTTTGCACGTCAGGCCAACCTCAAACGCGCATTAAAAGAGGGCGATGGTGATATAGCTCCATTTGGACAGTGTGTAATCAGCGTTGAGCTTAATACAGACCTGTCAGACCTGCTTTATCGTTGTTGGCATTTACGCGACGTGGCTTGGTGCGAGAATGATGAGGGTAAGATCACCACTGTATTTCGCAAATACAAACCTACCGCCACCGAAATGGTGCGAAAGTTTCCGAAAACAGTCCATTCAAAAGTCCGCGAAAAGCTTGAAAAAGAGCCGTATTGCGAGTTTGATTGCTGGCACGTAATCATTCCAACCGAAACATACCGCGAAGTGGCTGGAGGTAAAGAAGTCCGTCAACCCTATGTTTCAATCTATTTGGATGTGCAGAACGATTGCGAAATGGAACTGGTTGGAGCGTGGGAAGTTCCTTATGTAATCCCACGGTGGGCTACAAAACAGGGGTCGCAATATGCCTATTCACCGGCGATTATGACCGCGATACCTGACGCTAGGCTGATCCAGCAAATGACTCTGACTGTGCTGGAGGCCGGAGAAAAGGCTGTTAATCCTCCTATGATTGGTGTGGTAGAAGCATTGCGTGGAGATATGAACCTACTGGCCGGAGGATTTACTGCGGTAACCGCTGAATACGACGAGCGCCTAGGAGAAGTTTTACGTCCGCTAACTCAGGATAAATCAGGCCTTCCGTTCGGTATGGAAATGATCCAGGACTTGAGGCAGCAGATTGCCGATGCGTTGCTTGCAAACAGGCTCAATCTTCCTCCGGTTGGTGTTGGTGATATGACAGCAACAGAAGTTGCTCAACGAGTGCAGGAGTTTGTTAGAAACGCAATGCCATTGGTTGACCCGCTTGAAATGGAGCGTAACGCATCAATCTGTGAATTGACATTCACGACTCTATTCCGGGCTGGTGCGTTTGGTAGACCTGAATCAATACCCGAATCCATCCAAGGATCTGACATCAAATTCCAATTTGATTCACCGCTCAAGGTAGCAGAGAAACGCATCAAGGTCACTCAGTTCATGGAAGCTCAACAGATCATAGCTGGGGCTGCTCAACTTGACCCGTCAGTAGCTTTGTTAGTCAACACCAAAAAAGCTGCTCGTGATGCATTATCGGCAGTATCTCCTGCTGATTGGCAGCACACAGAAATGGAGGTCGAAGCGGCCATGATAAAACAGCAGCAACAGGCACAAGCTCAACAACTGATGGCAATGATGCAACAGGGGGCGGACGTTGCGAAAACAATCGGTGAAACTCGACAGCCGGGGATGGCATGAAGATCGTCCCACACTGGAGTAGATGCGAGGTAAGTTATCCCGAAGCGATGGCAATCAAAGCTATGGCTGCAAACAACGCCAACGAAGATCAGCAAAAGGTGTTTATGAAGTGGTTAATGTCTAGGGCATCGAACGTGTTAGCTGTGGCGTTCGACCCTGACAATGAGCGAACTAGCGCATACGAAAATGGTCGGCGCTTTGTAGGGCTGAAAATTAATGAAGTAATCGGCACACCAGCCGATTTTTATCAACGCAAGGGAGAAAAGCATGGGACGTAAATTTTGGCCGTACATGAATGAAGCAACCGACGGAACAGATGGAGGAGGTGGTAATGACGCAAAAGCTGAGACTAATGGGAATAGTGGTGCTGATGGCGCTTCCGGGGCTGCTGGTGATGATGTTGGCGGAAACAATTCCGGTACTGGCGCTAATAGTGATTCTGCTGGTACTAATTCCGGCAGTGGTGCAATTGATATATCTGATAAGTCTGTAGCATGGCCGGACGATTGGAGACAACGAAGTGCAAAGGGTGACGAAAAGCGCCTGAAGCTGCTGGAACGATTCGCATCTCCGGAAGCCGCGATGGATGCGCTTGTCAACGCAACAGAAAAACTTAAAACCACCCGTGCAACACCAGTGCTGAAGCCGGACGCTACGCCGGAGGAGGTTACCGCATGGCGCACAGAGAATGGAATCCCTGCAAAACCAGAGGAATACGATATTAGCCTGCCTGATGGCTTGGTGATTGGCGAATCAGACAAACCAATTGTCGATGGATTCCTGAAAACAGCCCATGACAACAACATGACTCCGGCACAGGTCAAACAATCGTTATCATGGTATTACGCAGAGCAGGATCGGCAGCGAGAAGCGTTTGCAGAGCGCGACATTCAGAACCGCGCCGAAGCTGAAGAAAAGCTCCGCGCCGAATGGGGTGCGGATTACAAGCGAAACGCGACCATAGCCAACAACTTTCTCGACTCAGCACCTGAAGGACTTAAAGATCGCATCATGGGCGCACGGCTGGCCGATGGCTCCCCGATGGGAAACGATCCGCAATTCCTGAATTTTCTTGTAAATACCGCACGCGAATTGAATCCTGTCGCCAGTGTGATGCCCGGATCTGGTGGTAATGTGATGCAGGCGATGGAAGCGGAAATCACCACTCTTGAGAGCAAAATGAAGGATTCCGTAGCATGGCATCGGGACAAGAAATCGCAGGCACGGTACATGGAGCTTGTTTCGGCAAGGGATAAAGGACGGTAACATGCCAGCGAAAACCACGAAAGTAAAAGGAGGCGTGAAAGTAACTACGCCCGGCGGGGTTAAGGCAAAAGCCACGACTCCTGCAAAGGCAGCAGCGCAGGTTAGGCTGCTGAATGCAATTGACCACGGCTATAAACCGAAAAGGAGTAAATAATGACATCCCCTAAACATGGATCAACCAAGATCACCACGGAATATACCTTTGCCGCCGCTGATGCTGCTGGGTATGCGGACGACATCGCCTATGACGCAGGTGGTTATGCACTGACCGCCACGACCGCAGGCGATGCGTGCGCGCATCCTGTAACCATCCTCGGCAACGCCGCGACTAACCATAGCGGCAAAACTTTCACGCTCGTCGGGACGGATGCAAACGATGTTGCTATCACCGAGGGGATGGCCGGGCCGAATGGCGTAGCCACTGTGACATCAACCAAGCGATACAAAACTCTGACCTCGGTGACGGTTGACTCCACTACCGGCGCGGACACCTTCGACATCGGCTGGACTGCTCTTGCATCCACCGCATGGGTGCCGCTGGATATTCTGCAAGTGCCGTTCGCTGTGGGTATCGGTGCGGTTCTGGTATCTGGATCGGCCAATTATGACCTTGAGCACACCTATGATGAGATCGACACCAACGTAACCGCACAGGTAGCCTACAACAACGCAACAATGGCCGGCAAGACCGCATCGTTTGATGTTGGTCTGAGCTATCCAGTTAAAGCGGTTCGGCTCGACATCAATTCGCATACCAGCGGAGTGATGCGTTTCACCGTGTTGCAGGGTGCTCATTATTGATAGATAGTTAGTACTCACTATCACTGAGAGGTAATAGAATAAACAATGTTAGTGGTCACTAACACGCGGAGCGGCGAAACAGCGCGTTACCACTGAGACGTTAGAGGTGGAAAAAATAGGGGTAACTGGCAAGCCGCCCCTCGTAGAAACGGTTATCGCATACGGCAATACGGGCTACTGTCTAATGACAACAGCGATTGGCTCACGAAAAGAGCGCCCGGCAATTAGCGGATAATCCCCTGAAAAGGTGCTACTGGTTTTTTCAGTAGGTCTAAAGACACGGCTTGCCTTGTTTTCTTTGTGTTGTAAGTGAGTGCTTACTATTGACAAACAAAACAGATTGAACAATACTATCGGCGCAACCTAATGCTAGGCCCCAAAAAAGCCCAGACCGGCCCCATTAAAGGCCAACCCGGTTAATGCTGTATTGGCTATCCCGTAGCTGAGGATTTTACTCAACACTACAAAGGAGCCAATATCATGGCAGATACCGCATTTCAAACCATGTACCGCCAGGAATTTATTTCTGGCTTTGAACAACGTCAATCACTGCTGCGTCAAACTTGCACCACAGAAGCAGACATCAACGGCAATACCGCAGTTTTCCTAGTGGCCGATTCTGGCTCTGCTGAAGCTGTTACGCGCGGAACTAACGGCCTGATTCCTGGCCGTGCTGACAACCTTACCCAAAACTCTTGCACACTGGCAGAATGGCACGATAAGCCAGTTCGTACAGGTTTTAACCTGTATGCATCGCAGGGTGATGGGCGTCGCATCATGCAGGAAACCACGATGGGCGTACTGAATCGTAAAATTGATTCTGACATCATCGCGCAACTGGATACAGCGACACAAGATACTGGTGCAACTCAGACCGGCTCGCTGGCCTTGGCGATGTACGCCTTGACCATTCTTGGCAATAATGATGTGGAAGATGACGGCAATATCTTTGCGGTCATTACGCCTGCATTCCGCGCCTACCTGATGCAGACTAAGGAATTTGCTTCTGCTGATTACGTCAAGAGTGCGCCATTTGACGGCAAAGGCCCGCGTATGTTCCATTGGGCTGGGGTGACATGGATCGTTTCCACTCGCTTGACAGGCAAGGGTACCGCTTCCGAGAAGTGCTACATGTACCACAAATCGGCTATCGGCCACGCTTGCGATACAGAACGTCTGCGCGTGACTCCCGGTTACGTTGAAGAACACGACTATTCGTTCTGCTTGGCAACTGGCTACTTTGGCTCGAAGCTGTTGCAGAACAGCGGCGTAGTTCAAATGTTACATGACGGGTCTGCTTTTGCTGCGCAGTAAGTAATCACTAACATACCAGCCGGCAATGCCGGTTGGGCAACTTGAAAGGAAATATCATGGCTTATTCTACTAGTTCCCCACCTTCCTGCATCCTGCAAGCAATTGCAGGCCCAAGAATTTGGTATCACACATCGGCTGACGCAACGGCTGCTGCCGACGCTTCCGGCTTCATCACTAACGGCGGTTCGTTGGGCATGAAGGTAAACGACATCGTTTACCATAAGGACTCGACAACCGATGCTACCGCGTTGACCATGCACAAGGTTGTAACGGTTAGCTCTACATACCCCGGCGCAGTTGATCTGTCCGACGGTACTGTGGTCGGTTCTGCAACCAATTCCGACTAACACGGAATGACGTAATATCTGGGGCGTATAGGTAAACCTTGCGCCCCTTTTTTCTTTAGAAAGGGACGAAGCAAATGAAAATCATCGGATCGAGGCTGAAGCTGTCTGAGTATGTTCGCAGTGTTTACCATGCCACACCAGAGGCGGGTACACCGCTTAAAGAGTTACTAAAACCGGAATACTGGGCGCATGTTGCAAAACAATTGAAAGTTGGCGACCGCATTGAAGTTGATGCAGAAGAGCGTACATGGTTTGCCGAATTGTATGTCAGGGGCGTTACTCCAACATCGGTGACGGTTTTCGTCATGCGGCATATTGAGTTCACAAAGCCAGAAACAGTGGAATCCACTAATTCAGAATATTCTGCAAACCATGCTGGTAGAGGTGTATGGCGAGTGATTCGCAACGTTGATAAGGCTGTAGTTAAAAATGGTTTCCCGACAAAAGAAGCCGCCGAATCTTGGATCGAACATCCTGCGGATGATCCGGCGTGACCAAGCTGCAAATTTTTAATGGTGCTCTCCTTGAGTGTGGCGAAAGGAATCTGGCCTCGCTCACGGAGAACCGCGAACCGCGCAGATTGCTCGATGCGGTATGGGATACTGGCGCGCTCGACTTCTGCCTAGATGCCGGGATGTGGAAGTTCGCCACTCGTTCGGCTATGCTGGAGCGTTCGCCTTCAATTTCACCATCCTTCGGGTATCAGAACGCATATGAAATCCCAAGCGACTTTATCAGAACTGTCGCATTCTGTGCTGATGAGTATTTCGCTTCGCCAATCACACAATATAGTGTAGAAGCAGGATTCTGGTTTTCTGACGTTGAACCAGTGTATGTGAAATATGTATCAAATGACTCTTCTTATGGTGCTGATATGTCGCTGTGGCCGCAGAATTTCGCGCGTTACGTCGAGGCTTACCTTGCTTCTAGGATTATCGAACGCTTAACTCAAAATGAAACCAAGTGGGGTAATCTATATAAGCTCACTGAACGCAGGTTGTTGGAAGCAAAATCGTCTGACGCAATGGAAGGGCCAACGACATTTTCGCCTTCAGGGTCGTGGGTTCGTTCTCGTAGCGGAAGTTTTGGTGGTTTTAGACACTCGCAGAACAAATTGATCGGATGAAAGTAACGCACACTCTACTTGCTTTTAACCGTGGATTAATCTCACGTTTGGCACTGTCGCGCATTGATCTTAAGCGCATGGCTCTGTCTGCTGAGACATTCACAAACTGGATGCCAAGGGTTTTGGGATCAATGATGTTGCGTCCTGGAACTGCATATATTGGAACAACGCGAAGCAATGCGGAATCGCTCTCCATCCCTTTTGTGTTTTCAATCAGTGATACCGCATTAATTGAGTTAACTAATCTTGTAATGAGAGTTAGGGTTAGTGATTCAGTAATAACTCGTGTTTCAGTATCGAGTGCAGTAACCAATGGGACATTTACGACGGATGTTTCAGGATGGACAGATTCTGACGAATCTGGAGCTACATCAGCTTGGGCTACTGGTGGTTATTTATCTCTTCTAGGAACAGGAACAAACGCCGCTACAAGGGATCAACAAGTAACAGTTGCAGCTGGGGATCAAAACAAAGAACACGGTCTGGCAATTCATATCCAACGTGGCGAGGTAACTTTGCGAGTTGGTTCAAGTTCTGGCGGGGAGCAGTATGTAACAGAAAGAGTGCTACGCGCAGGGTATCACTCGATAGCATTTACACCAACGGGTAATTTTCATATTCGTCTGTCAAATTCGGATGACATAGCAGCTCTGGTTGATTCGATTGCAGTAGAGTCTGCTGGAGATATGGTTGTTACCACGTCATGGCCTACAGCATCATTAGATGAAATAAGGTATGAGCAATCAGGCGATGTAATTTTCTGCGCATGTCGCGGTTATGCTCCAATGAGAATTGAGCGGCAGGCGACTCGCTCGTGGTCGGTGGTTGAATATGCCCCTACGGATGGGCCATTCAGATCGGACAACACAGGCCCTACAAGAATATCTACCTCTGCATTAACTGGGGATATTACGCTTACCGCCACCAAGGATTTGTTTGCATCGTCACACGTTGGAGCTTTATTCCGGCTCACATCGGCAGGGCAGGAAGTATCCGCAACATTGGTAGCGGAGGATTCGTTTACAAATTCAATCCGTGTAACAGGTGTTGGTTCTGGTCGCGTGTTTGCACTTGTATTGGCTGCAAATGCACAATTTAGATCGTCTACCACGGTAACACTTCAACGCTCTATTGCAGAGGAAGGAGATTGGGTTGATGTAGCAACGTACACAGCCGCAACATCAACGACATACGATGACGAGCTAGATAACCAGATAGCCTATTACCGGATAGGGATAAAAACAGGAGACTACACTGCAACCGTAACAGGTGCAGCTATTGATTTAGGTGGAACGGGATATACGGTTAGTGATGTATTAACTGTCGTAGGTGGTTCAGGGACTGCGGCAACGCTTACGGTTACATCGGTATCTGGAGGTGTTATCGATGGAATCTCAGTCACTACAGCAGGAGATTATTCTTCTGCACCATCAAACCCGGTATCAGTTACAGGCGGTACTGGGGCGGATGCAACATTTAATCTAACATTAAGCAGCGATGGGATAGATGCATCACTCGACTTTGCGGCAGGCTCAATAACCGGGATTGCAAGAATTACCGCATACAGCAGCGCCACAAGTGTTTCTGCGTCCGTTTTAGTTGATCTTGGTGGAACCGCTTCAACTGACGACTGGGCAGAGGGTGCGTGGTCGTCTAAACGTGGATATCCAACGTCAGTAGTTTTACATGATGGTAGATTATGGTGGTCAGGCAAGGATAACATTTGGGGTTCTATATCTGATGCATATTCATCATTTGATGATTCTGTAGAGGGTGATTCAGGGCCAATTTCCAGAACGATAGGGGCAGGCCCGGTTGATACAATCAACTGGATGATATCCACGTCAAATCTACTTATTGGCGGTCAGGGGTCTGAATTTGTCGCAAGATCATCATCTTTGGATGAGCCGTTAACACCTACGCAATTTGGTCTAAAGGCTGTTTCTACACTTGGATCGGCTGCAATGAGAGCTGTAAAAGTTGATAATTCGTGCGTATTTGTGCAGCGAAACGGAATGAAGGTATTTGAGATTTCGTTTGATTCTGGAAGTTATAATTATGTATCCAATGATCTTGCCGCCATAGTTCCAGAAATTGGATCGCCCGGAATTGTCAGAGTAGCTGTTCAACGTATTCCTGATACACGAATACATTTCGTCCGTTCTGACGGTAAAGTGGCTATTTTGGTTTTCGACAAAATTGAAAACGTTACTTGCTGGCTGTTGGTTGAAATGGATGGAGAGGTGGAAGATGTGGCGGTTCTTCCGGGGACAGAAGAAGATAGCGTTTATTACACTGTAAAGCGAACCATAGATGGTTCCACTGTTAGATATCTGGAAAAATGGTCGCTTGAATCTGAATGTCAGGGCGGTGCTACGTGTAAGCTGATGGATTCTCACATCACATATTCTGGAGTTTCTGCAACCAGCATGACAGGGTTGGATCACTTGGAAGGCGAAACCGTCTGCGTATGGGGTAATTCAAAAGACCTTGGAACCTACACTGTGGGAAGCGGGGCAATTACCCTGTCTGAAGCTGCAACATTAGCCTATATAGGATTGCCATATACCGCACAATTCAAGAGTGCGAAACTGGCAATTGCATCGCAAACAGGCAACCCACTAACACAAAGGAAGCGGCTGGATCATGTCGGGCTTATTCTCGCTGATACCCACGCACAGGGACTGACATACGGGCAGGACTTCGATCACATGGATGATCTGCCGTTGATGGAAAGTTATACAACGGTCGATCAGGATTCTGTATGGGATTCATATGACGCTGATTCTATCGAACTGAACGGGACATGGGATACCGATGCTAGGATATGTCTGCAAGCAGAGAGTCCCAGACCATGTACTGTTCTTGCTGTTGTGTTATCAGGGGCTGGCCATGACAAATCCTAAAGTAGAATTCCGTGCTGCTACCGCACAAGACGCAGAATTATTTTATGGCAAGCAGCCGATAAGGACTATGCGCGGTTACGTTGCTATTATTGATGATAAGCCAGTCGGGATAGGTGGGGTTTATTACGAGTCAGGTTTTATGGTGGCGTTTTCTGAAATGAAGCCAGAAATGCGAAGCAGAAAGAAGGATATTGCTCGTGGGATACGAATGCTTACAGAGATGTATGATAAACTTGGACCAGTCTTTGCTGTTGCATGCAAGAAAGAGCCTACATCATATATGTTGCTTGCTAAATTAGGTTTTGCACCATCCGGACAAACAATCCCTGCCGGTGATATTTTGATAAGGGATCGATCATGAGTGGAATGGAACCGCTGCTGCTAATGCAAATTGGAAGCACCGTGCTTGGACTTGTCGGCGCATCACAACAAGCTAGCGCACAAAGAGAAGCCGGTGCCGCTGCTGATCAAGCAGCCCAATATCGAGCCGCGCAACTCGAACAGCAAGCAGGTCAGGAAAGAGCCGCATCCCAACGTAAATCAATCGAAGCTCGTCGTAGATCAGCTCTTGCGATGTCTCGCGCACAAGCTTTAGCCGCATCTTCTGGAGCAGGCGCTTTAGACCCTACCGTTCTAAAAATAATGTCCGGCATTACTGGAGAGGGAGAATTAGAAGCGAGAACCGAACTATACCAAGGTGAGGAGCGCGCTATAGGTCAGGAAGCTGGTGCTGCTGCAAGTAGATATGAAGGAGCTCAGGCAAGACGCGCAGGCGAAATAAAGGCAAAGTCTACCATACTTGGCGGGCTGACAAGCGCAGGGATGAGTCTGTCCAGGTATGCTCCTGGGCCATCTCCAACAAGCTCGATTGATGACGGATTCAGATCATCTTTTGTGCGTGAATTTGGTGAGTTCTAATGGCTAGACTCCCATCCGCCGCAGACTTTAACCGCGCCACTCCGCAGCCTGGCAGGCAGATCGCAAGCTATCAAACGGGGCAGGTAGAAGCTGCACAATATGAACAAGGAAGAATGATCGCTGAAATTGGGGAAATGTTCTCCAAAGAGTCTGATCGCCTTGCTTCTATTCAAGCGGAAGAAGGGCTAAATAAAATCAAGCAGGCAAGGCTCGACCTGCAAATGGGCGAAAAAGGCTTCCTAAAGCTGCGTGGTGGCGATGTGGTAAATCGTCCTATCCTCAAAGAATACCCAGATCAATTCAAGTCACAGATTGACGGAATCATAAACCAGCTTCCAAACTCAATTGCGAAAAGCAAACTGACTGAAGCATCAAAAGCTGAAATGCTTGGGTTCCAGTCTGACCTATTGCGGCACTCGATGGTTGAGTCTGACAAGCACGAGCTATCAACAGCTAATGCAACGCTTGCTATTACGCGGCAAGTTGCGGCGGCAAATTGGGGGAATCCAATCGAAGTAGAAAAGCAGTGGAAAACAGGAATAAACCGTATAGAGGACTTTGCAAAAAGCAAAGGGTTAAGCGCAGAAGAGGTGCAGGCTAACAAACAGGAGCATGCTGGGAAATTCCACGAGGGTATTCTTCAAGCAGCAATTGCCGGTAACAATCTATCCTATGCTGAAAAGTATTACACCGAACACACCAATGAATTAAGTCCTGACGATCAGCGGAGATTTTCCAAATTCCTTACGGATAATAAGGAACAAGATACAGCACTAAGGTATTCAGACGAACTATTATCTAAAGTTACTGGTTACAAAGCGCAAATGAAAGCCGTTCAGTCCGACTTTGCAAACGGCAAAATTGATGCAGATACAAGACTTGCCGTGGAGCGACGCATTGATCATAACCGCATAGTAGTAGAGCAGATTAAGAATGACGGCGAC